CGTTAAATCATGGCTCCGACTCTATTGAAAATAGTTGTCGTTGCCGGTCTCGCTTATTGTGGTAAGAAGGCTTATGATTATTACTATCGTCATAGGGCTGTAGCTCGGGCCGTTATTAACCAGGTGAACAGTGAGGTTCAAACTGTCATCGATCATGTTAACGATGTAATTGTTGATGAGGTTGATGATGTCACCACCATAGTTTCTGCTAATGCTATTGATAGCAGTGATAATAGTGGTGGGGTTAAGAGACGGGTTCGGTCTAAAGCCCCGTTCAGGGCTTATTTGGTCAAGATTGGCAAGGCAAAGTTTGGTCTGTTACGTCGCACCGATGCAAACATTTTATGTGTTCGTAAATACCTATATGATAATTGCATTTTGCATGGGGTTTTGGCCCGGCATATCAATGATAATGTAGATTTTGCGACTGAGTTGGTGTTTGTGCCGATGCGTGATGAGCTGTGTAAGCTGGCACTGAAACACACAAGCGTAGTATCTGATTGTCACTCTGTTGCAGCCGTGCTGGGGCTGCGGTTTGGTGACAATTGATGGGGCCCACAGATGTTGGAAGGGGTGGACACTACTCCAGGTGTCTACCCAGGTTTGCTTCCAACTAAATCTGGGGTACCAAAGTGTCGCAAGTACTTAACGATGGGTCAGTACATTTGCGACCACCATATAACGACCCATAATAACTCGTTAGCCAACCTTTTGCGTGGGGTTGGCGAACGGGTATTGTTCACCAACCGCTCGTGTGATGTGGCTGTGAAGCCTACTTCGCTTGACGTTTTTGAACGGAGGTGTGGAGTTTATAAACGCACAATGGCATTCAGGTTAGGCAGGCAATCCCCTGTGACTAGACAAGCATTTGTCGAGTACTACAAGGGACGACGTCGCGTCTTGTATCAGAAGGCTGTTGACGGCCTGGTGTTAAAACCAGTTCGTGTTCTCGACTCCTACCTTAGCACCTTTGTTAAAGCCGAAAAAGTCAACTTGACCGTTAAACCAGATCCAGCACCGCGGGTAATCCAGCCTAGGAATCCTCGGTACAATGTCGAGGTTGGGCGGTTCTTGTTGCCTTTGGAACATAAAGTGTATGATGAAATTGATAGGCTATTTGCGGCGCCTACCATTATGAGCAAATACAATGCCGTTGGACAAGCTGAGATTATCAAATCTAAGTTTGACCAGTTCAGACAACCAGTATGTATTGGACTGGATGCTAGTAGGTTTGACCAACATGTGTCTACTCAAGCATTGAAGTTCGAGCACGATTTTTACAACACCGTCTTTTCTTCTAAAGAACTTGCCAAGCTGTTGAAATGGCAACTTGTTAACCACGGGTTTGCCCGTGGCACTGATGGGAGTTTTAAATATGTGCATCGTGGTTCACGCATGAGTGGTGACATGAACACTTCGTTAGGTAATAAGTTCTTAATGTGTTTAATGGCTTATGCCTACATCTCTTCAAAGTCCTTCAAAATTGATTTTGTCAATAATGGTGATGATTGCCTTATGTTTCTTGAGAGACGAAACCTGTCTAAATTGGGTGACTTGCAGAACTACTTTTTAGACTTTGGGTTCAAAATTGTACTGGAGCCTCCTGTGACTGAAATTGAGCATATCGAGTTTTGCCAATGTCGGCCATTGTTGTCCAACGGTGTTTGGCGCATGGTCCGCAATGTCAAAGCATGTTTGCTCAAAGATGTCACAGCGGTTAATCTAGGACATGATGTGAAAGCTTACCGTGCATGGTTATTTGATGTTGCTAATTGTGGACTAGCTTTCTCTGCAGACGTACCGGTATTAGGAGCATTTTATAATATGCTGCACCGGTTTGGTGTGCAGGGGAACTATAACTCAAAGGATGCTATTTTTAATAGCTATTCTGTTTTGAGCAAAGGAGTCCACCTTACAGCATCTTTACCTGACGCGGTTGGGCGTTTCAGTTTCTGGAAACAAACGGGCATACATCCAGATGCACAGTTACAACTGGAGAATTATTTCTGTAGTGCTGTCTGGGGCGACGATAAACGCCAATTTATCAACAATTTTCATACACTGATAGTCCATGGCTCGTAAAGGAGCAAAAAGAAACAATCAATTGCAGGTGCTCTCACACCCTGGTCGTGGCCGGAAGAACAAGCAAATTGTTCGCGGCAGTGGCATTGGTGCTGATAACACACGTATATCCTACAACTGTTACTCTGGTGCGGCAACCACAGACACAAACGGCAATGCAACCGTCGAACGGTTTTACATTCCTGGCAACACTGCTGTCGTGTCTCGTTACACTTTACCCACTTCTACAGGACTTAATGTCTTGTCTAATTATTCCGAGGGAAGATTTGAACCAGGATCCTTTATAAAATGGATTCCTTCCGTTTCATTGAGTACCCCCGGTCGGGTAATTGTGGGGTTTACCACTAATCCAGAGATTATGACTGCCACAATTACTATCGCTGCAGCAGCTGATTATCTTAAATCATTTGGGAATGCCATCAGTTTTCCAGTTTGGGAAGAGACGGTGATCCCACTTCCGACGTATTTACGTAGGAAGA